CTACTAAAGAGTATTATAATAAGAAGAATAATTTAGACCTTCAATCTTACCAGCAGGAGAATCGTTACGAAATAGCGGCGCTGAACGCTTATAAGTCTGGTGTTGAACAGGCTATGAATAGTATTCTTACTAAAACTAAGTCGTTCAAAGAAGCTATGACAAGTATCTTTAGCAGTCTCTGGAAAGCTGTTGCACAACAATACAGTAGTGACTTTGCACAAAAATGGACGGCTAATCTGAATAAGTTGGTACTAGGTCAAAATCAAGCTAATAGTAAAATAAAAAGTTCTGCACAAACGTTATCTACTAACTTATCAAGCATTACTGATGAGTCTCTAGCAAAAACTCTTTCGCAGCAGAATAAAGAAGTTTCTATAACCCAAAGTGGTGATAATAAGAAGCTTGCTATTACCGAGAGCACGGACGCTGGAAAGATAGCGGCTGATAAAGCAGCATCGCAACAGGCTGTAACCAATATAGGTACAGAGCTTACGGCCATGCTGCAAATGGCGGCTATTATGTATGCTCTGTCGGCGTTGTTCGGTGGTGGTAGTAGTTCATCATCTAGCACAACAACACGGTCAAGTAGTAGCTATTATGGTTCTGGTGTGGCTACAACTAGTTTACCTTCTTATGATGTAGGTACATTGGAAGTACCAGAAGATACACTCGCGCAGGTTCATAAGGGCGAGACTATTGTCCCTGCCGCATTTGCTGACGGAGCAAGGGACTTCATTGCGAACGGCGGCTTCAGTGGCAGCAACAGCAATAGCAATAGTGGTAGTAGTCAGCAATATAGCGTGCCGAAAATTAGCCATAACCCGACTTACAATGTTACAGCGATGGACGGTAAAAGCGTTGGTAAGGTGCTGCAAAATAACAGTCGAGAAGTTACGCAAGGGTTGTATAAGGTTCAACGGAGTTTGGCAATTAAAAATGCGAGCAAATGGGGACGGCCTTAATGGTCGTCCTTTTCTTGTGAGGTGATTAAATGAGTGATGCAATATTTCCAGATTTGAACGGATTAGGTTTAGGCATAAAGAAGAAGCCGGAGTTTGTAACCTTACAACAAACTAGTGTATTAGGAGTAGACAAAACATTGAATTTACGTCCATATCCGCGCTGGACTTTTACCCTGGCCTATGAGTATCTAGTGGACAAAAGCTCTGCTGATGATGATATTCAGCAATTGATCGGTTTCTATTTAAATAGATATGGTAAATATGACGATTGGCTATATTATGACCTGTACGACAATACCTGCACTAAACAGACCTTTGGTACTGGTGATGGTAGCACAACGGTATTCCAACTATGCAGATCGTATGGGACGTTTATTGAGCCTGTTATCGGTATAGTGACCAAACCGACTATCTATATTGACGGAACGGCTACGACGGCATTTACATGGACAACTAAAGGAAAGATTACCTTTACCACAGCCCCGGACAGTGATGCAATCTTAAAATGGTCAGGAGACTTCTATTATAGATGTAGATTTACAGAAGATGAAACGGAATTTGAAGAAATTGTAAATAATCTTTGGTCTGCTCCAAGTGTTCTATTCAAGTCGGTGCTATTATGAAGACTTGTTCAACTACATTACTCACATTACTTAATTCAGCCACTAGCTTATGTATGGCTGAATTATTTGTTTTCACACTGACCGATGGAACAATATTTAGGTTCACTTCGCTACCTTACACATTCAAATGCGGAAGTTACAATTATACATCATTGCCAATAGATAGCGGCGACTTTAAACAGTCGCTTGGTTTCAGTGTCGATGAGTTATCGCTGACTATGTATTATGATACGGACACATTGACCATAAATAACAATTCTGTATATATTCCAAGGGCATTAAGAACGGGCTCCTTTCGATATGCTGTGTGTGAATATTATCAGGTGTTCATGGAGTCGTGGTCGTTGTCAGCTACAGAAGATTATAGACTGTTGCTATTCGCTGGACGTACAGAGGTAGAGAGCGCAGGGCGCTCTAAAGCTGAGTTAAAGATTAAATCATTCAATGATATTTTATCGACTAAATCTCCACCCAATATATATCAAGCTGGCTGTATGAATTGCTTATATGGCTATGTTTGTTCCTTGGATGAGGATGATTGGACGGAAACCTATTATCTGCTAACAGGAAGTACAAAAAGTGTCTTATATGTAAGTTGCGCTCATTCCGCTAGTTATTATCAGGGTGGCTATGTCAAATTTGTGACAGGTGATAATTATGGACTTAGCAGGACAATAAAAAGTCATGCCTATAATTCCAGCACTGGCATAGCGACAATAACGCTTATGAATACGCTAGAGTATACACCAGTGGTTGGGAATAAAGTTAGCCTGATTGCCGGATGTGATCATACCCGCGCACTTTGTATATCGAGATTTTCCAATTCTAGCAATTATAGGGGAACACCTTTTATTCCAGTTCCGCGCGTTACCGCTAGTTAGTATTATTTTGACACTCTTGACACTAAGGAAGTGATTTTCACATAATGACAGATTTAGAGAAACAGCAAAGACAGGCGGTTTGTGCCGAAGCAATTTCCTGGTTGCAAACACCTTACCATTGGGAAGGTAGGGTAAAACATGGCGGTGTTGATTGTGGCATGTTTTTGTTAGAAGTATTTGAGCGTTGTGGGCTGATAGAGCATACAGAAGTTGCCCATTATTCTTCTTCCTGGCATTTGCATCACTCGGAACAAAAATATTTGGGATGGGTAGAAAAATTTGGTCATGAAGTAAAGAATCGTGACCCATTGCCTGGGGACGTTGTTTTATACCAGTATGGGCGGTGCATTAGCCACGGCGCTATAGTTATTAATTATCCCCAAATTATACATTCGTATATTCAGTTAGGTGTTGTCTATAGTGATGCTGAGCAAAACAGCCTTAAGAAACGGCAAAGGGCTATATATTCATTTTGGCCTGAAAGCTAGAGGTGGTTTGATTGAGCGGCTCAACAGTCACAACAGGTACTAAATACGATTACCTAGACATAACAACATCGGCGTTCGGCGAAGCGGTTGATATAGTATATGGAACCCATAAAATAAGCGGAAACTGTATTGACTATATTGATTTTACGGTTGTAACAACTAGTACCACAAGCGGCAAAGGCGGCGTTACGACTGATTCATACACTTATGAAGTGGCGGCGGCAATCGGCTTATGTGAAGGGGAAATCGGCGGCATAGGGCGAATATGGGACAGCAGCACAGCATACGAAAAACATGCTATAAGTTCTGACTGGTCTGTTGATAGCGCAACCCTAGCGGCAATAAAAGCGCTGTACTATGATAGTGATGGGGACGCCTTAGATACAGAAGATGATTTAAGTGTGTTCTATGGAACAGCTACACAGTCTCCTTGGTCGTATATGACTTCTAAACATAACGGCACAATAACAGTAACGGCTACAGGCTCAGGTAAAGTACTGGCTTCAAATTCCTATCAGCTAACCATTTCCCTTGCTTCAACTTCATATACTTTCAGCAGTATTACAGAGGTATATTATTATGATGATGGCGACGAAGTAACACTTGATTCTAGTGATTACTCCTTTAATTCATCTACACTAACATTTACCTTCGGTTCAGCATATGCCAATAAAACAGTTTACTACACATATAAATATACTTATTATAGCCTGTCCAGTAATCACGCTTTAGTATATCCATACTTGGCGTATGTGGCAGGTTATATTTCGTTAGGAAGTAGTAATTACCTTACATCATATGGTTTTGAAGTGTTTGGTAAAAATATCTATGGCTCTGGCAATCTTGATTGCGAACCGTATTTAATAATAAAGGGATTACTTACAGATGATGTATTCGGTATTAACTTTCCTACTGATTACCTTGGAAGTTTCACCAACTATCAAAACTATTGCTTAGCCACTGGTATATTCCTCTCAATAGCAATAGACAGTCAATCCGAAACCTCAGAGATATTAAATAACATTATCAAGGCCACTAATTCACAGCCTGTAACAAGTCAGGGAACATTAAAATTAGTTCCTTATGGTACAAGCACTATAACGGGGAATGGCGCTACTTATACGCCAGACCTAGACCCTATCTATTCGCTGACTGATACCGACTTTATTTATGATAGTGACGACCCAGTGAAGTTAGGTACTGATGATACCAGCGATATTTTTAACTTCCAACAGCTAACATTTAAAAATAGATCGGATGAATATGCTGACGATGTTATTAGTTGCGAAGACCTAGCAAGCATTGACGATATTGGCCTTAAAAAAGCTGATTCTGTCAGCCTTGATTGTGTCACTACCTCAGCAGTAGCGGCGATTGTAGTCGAAAATATTGCCGAACGTACAATATACCATCGCAACCAATATACATTTAAAACGCCATATTTCCCGTTTATCCTATTGGACCCCATGGACTTAATCGAGATAACCGACGAGTTTTTAGGGCTTGACTGTGAACTTGTACGGATTATTTCAATGGACGTTGACTCAGACAAGCTGATAGAGTTTACAGTCGAAGAAGTTGGGATTACCAACAGCGGAACGGTAGAATATACCAGGCAAGAGGCGGTCAGGGCTTCATCTAACACGGCTACTAGCCCTGGCGATGTCAACACGCCTATAATATTTGAACCACCTGCGGAATTGGGTGGAGGATATGAAGTATGGGCGGCTGTATCAGGCGCTAACAGTAATTGGGGCGGTTGTTACGTCTACCTGTCAACTGATGGCGAGACATACGAAAAAAAAGGGACAATTACCTCTAGAGCAAGAATGGGCGTGTTAACGGCAACCTTGGCTACTGGCGATGACCCCGACACAACTAATTCTATTAAGGTTAACCTAACCGAAAGTTTGGGAGAATTATCTAGCGGTACTCAGGATGATGCCGACAACTATAGTACCTTATGTTATGTTGATGGTGAGTTAATCAGTTATGAAACGGCTACATTGACAGCCACTTATAAATATACATTAGGCACATATTTACGGCGCGGCGTGTATGGGACAACCATAGCAGAACATGCAAGTAGTTCAGACTTCTTGCGTATAGATGAAGATCGCTTTTTCCAATATACATTCACTGAAGACAACATAGGCGAAACAATCTATATTAAATTTTGTTCTTTTAATATATACGGTTCATCTGTTGAAAGTTTGGCGAATGCAACTGAATATACCTATACCGTCACTGGTTCGGCGATGTATTCAGCGTTAGATGATGTTACTAATCTATCTATTTCTTACTCAAATAATCAAGCAGTTTTATCCTGGGATGCGGTTACCGACTTTAGAAGTCCTATTTATTATGAAATCCGTAAGGGTGATACGTTCTCAGAAGCCCAGGTATTAGGCCGTGTTAGTACAACTAGCTACACTTTGCAATCTACCGGCACATATTGGATTGCGGCGGTATTTCAGAAAACCTTCAATGGTAAGACCTATATTGCCTATTCGGCAGATTGGGAAGAGATAGAATGTACTCTTGCGACAATCGCCACCAATGAAATTTCGAGTATTGACGAAGCCGGAACAGATTGGTCTGGTACATGCTCGGGCGGGGCTGAAATTCAAGATAATATCCTTTGCCTTGGTTCAGATAGTTATATCGATGATATGACCGTTAATGTTGATACCATAGATGATTGGGATGAATACGGCGGGATTGCTACAAGTGGTATTTATACCATTCCGACAGATCATATTTTTCATGTAGACGAAGATCAAGCAATTACTTTTACTGCAAGCTATGACGTTTCTGTTGTATTGGAAAATGGTGATTTTGATGATGTTACAAGCGTTGATGCCTTATCGTATTGGGATAATGAAGACCCAAATTATGGTTCAGCTACAGTTCAAATCAATGTGGCCTTAGTCGATGGAACCTATACTGGTTGGCAGGATTTCACTCCTGGACAGTACTACGGTTCCTATTTTAATTTTAGAATTGTTTTGGCGACTACAAGTAGTGAGTATAACGTATATGTTTCTTCTTTCATCGTTTCGGCTACAGTGGATACCAGATATGAAACGGGTAATGTTACCGTTCCGACAGCCGGATTGTGCGT